CTCCTCAAAGAACTTAGAAGCTCATACCACTCCTCTGGAAGGAGAAGCTTAACAAGCTTTGCACTCATCGTATCACTCGCGTTGGAAAGGTCGATAGTTGCGTGGCTCCCAGACCGGGATGCCTCGCAAGCCACTGACCGGTGTAGCGGTTGAGCCGTTAGCAAGTCGACCCCTACCCTTCGAAGACGCGCCCTTATGAGGCGGCCCACGTCAAGTTGGTAGAAGACGTTGATTCCAGGCTCTATGCATATACCGCGATCTTTCATCGCGTCCTTAGCAACCGTAGTGAAACGGTTGCCGCGAACACGCTTAGGATCACTAATCCAGGGTGTGTCACTTGCCAGGGACCTAAACCATGAGGTTTCGGTCCAAAAGCTGAGGAGGCAGCTAGCCCCCTCGGTGACGGTAGGTCGTGAAGTCATTTTATCAGGAACAGTCGTCAATTGTCCCAAGTCCTCGAATGTCGCACCAGGACCAAATCTCCCTTGCAGGCGATTTGGTAAGGCTCCTAATATCGCTTTTAAATCTCTTTTCATCTCGTCCACGAATGGAATGAGACGTGCATCCGCAGGGCCGTAAGGCCCGTTGTGAATGAAACGATCTAAGCGAGCATTAGTTGCCCCACACTGCTTTTCGGACCCCCAGAAGGCGTCCATAGCAGCCTTTCGCCTATCAATACCCGGGACGTCAAGTTCAAGCTTCCTAAGAAGCTCGGTGACTTGCGCGTCCTTAAGGTACATTGAGGCGGAAGCATAGTGCGCGGGGTCAATCTTCAAGCTGAAGAGCTGACCCAACTCGTTATTCCGAAGCAGTATTGCTACTGTTAAGGAACGCGGAGTATTCGTGTCCTCGCATAGCGCAAGGACCACCCTAACCAATGGCTGGGATAGAGTAGCGAAGCCCATAGTGATGAACTCCCTTAGGTAGGCGCGAAGCCTGCCCGAAGGGCATCACGGAAGAGCGTCGAGCCGATGAGCGACTGGTAGTAAGCAATCGCGTCGTCGATGACAGAGTCATCGACAATTGCAGGGAAAGTTGCCTCTCCCCGGAACGGGATTGTTGCAGCGACCATACTGAGACCGCTTGCCGTATCCGTTTGAACAAACGGGACTACCAGAACGTGTTCCACCCGTCGAGCCGTTTTCGTGCCATTCGCCTGCGACTTCATTTCGAAGCGCGGGCGCAAAGCACTAGACGAGCCGATGGATTCCGGCCGCCAAATCGCAGAGGCCTTGTCCCCACTGGAAGGAACGAGGGCGTCAAAGACGACTGTTGCAGCTGCGGCATCAAGTGCCGAGATATTTGCCATTGCGGGCATAATGATTTCCTTTGGTCATGTTAACTCTCTCAAAATGAAAGGATATTAACGGAATTTTCTCAATTGCTGGACTAGTAGTGACACAGATGTCGCTGCAAGCCAGGCATCAGCCGTAGGTAAACGCGAGCGCGAAAGCAGACTGGGGGTACCAAAATCCCCAACCACCCGATTCAAGCTAGATCCCGTTGAAGGGATCACACGAGAAAACGGAAGCTCTCCATTCACTTCTGAGTGGATACACGTCGCTTGACGCTTGTAACTTACGGACGGATTCACCACCTCTAGGCCAATTCGGTCAGTCATCTGACTTAGGAACTTACCCACAGGAATAAACCAGTCCACAACGAAGCTAAACGGTACTAGCTCCCAAGCGACCGTCGCTGGATTTACGAATCCCAGCGAATTGGCAAGGAACAGATCCGAGTTCGTCACAGAAATTTGGCCTCGTATCTCAGTTTTGCTGAGAAGAAGGTTACGTTTCGTGATATACCCGAAAAGATACTGTTCTATCTCCG